AAACTAACGCACTACACCAGAATGTATTCATTTTTTGATATTTGTTAGTTAGCGATTTATCGTTAATATCTTTATCTACCTCCTTATATGCGGCTAACCAGTCAAATACATCAAAGTCATACGGTTTTGCTTGAACTTTAAAATACGCATTTTTTATTTGCTCTTGTAGTTTTACCATTTCTATAGAACATTTAAGTTTTCTATAATATAATTTTCCATATCCTTGATTTTGATATTCATCTATTACTTCATCCAATGGAACAATTTGAACACCGCATATTTTTTTACCAGTTTCAGAATCTCTAAATTTTTCACCACCACTTTCTAATATATAATATTTGTCTGTTAGTTTTTCATCCAACCATGTTGGATTTTTTAGAATGATTGCTACGTGGCTATAGGGTCCATTTGAAAAGTATTGAATAAGTCTACTATACCACCATCGCGTGTCGTATAATAATATATCACCTGTTTCGAGAATATCTAAATCAAGACTATTTATAATTGTATTCTGCATAGTTATATATTTACAAAATATTAAATTTACAAAATATAGTGAATGTTTATGGTATGGATAAAGTTTAAATTATAAAAAATTGATATAATAACATATATTATTTATATAATAAAATTACACCAATACTATGTCATTAAATGAAGAAAAACCTATTCAAAAAAAAATAGAACGAAGCATATTTACACTATTAGAACATATGATCCGTGTTATTCCAGATGATGAGGATGACCATTTAAAATGTAATTTAAACCATCAATTAGTAAAGGCGGTTTATACACCTCCTGAAAATATGTTCACTGTTTGGCAAAACGTTCAATCTATAATAACCGAGCGATTTAAAGGACATACTGATACATCTAAACTACCACAATGGTGTATATTACTGCTTGATATATGGACCAACAAGAAAAAAGATTTGTTATAACAACGTGCTTTCTATTATGATTATTTATTTAGGTTATATTATCATTAAAAAGTTAAATGTATATAGTATATTTATATGGAATTAGATTTTCGAAAATATTGTTCCATTCGAACAACTATTATACAAATGCTTTATGATAGAAGTGTGCAAGACGCTGAAAGATTTCATTTTGAACGCGGGTCATTATTAATACATGAACAAATACCATTAGAAATCATTCAAAGTATGTATGACGATGCAGAATCAAAAGATAATTTATCATATTTAAATATGGAACTTAAAAATCATAAACAACGTGTAGTCGTTGTATTTGTTGAAAATCGTAAATCTGCAAATATGGATAAATTGCGTGGACAATATCAATTACTTAAAACCGATACACTTATTGCTGCTGTTGTTTCAAAAAATCGATTAGAATTAAATCAATATGAAACGTCTAATCCCTTTGATGAAATTTTTTGGTATAAACAGCTAACATTTAATGTTTCAAAACACAATTTAGTTCCTAAACACGAATTATTACATCCAGATGAACATCGCAGGATAAAACTTGATTATTTGTTAAATTCACCTAATCAACTACCGACCATTTTAAATACGGACCCTGTTGCAAAATATTATGGAATGTATCCAGGCGATATATGTAGAATAACACGTCATAATGAAAATATAGGTACGTCTATATTTTATCGACAAGTTGTGCCCATTGGATATAATAATAGTGGAACAGATATCATGGATACGGCAGCAAATATAGATGAATAAATATGTATTAGATTTATTTTATAAGAACAATATATATAGATTTATGTTTAAGTTTGACTATTTGGTATATATTATTCTATTTTTAATTGCGATAGCATTATTTTTTCATTATCGTGAACGTATTTCTAAAAAAATAATAATGACTGAGTCATATGCTAATATCAATTCTATTGCGGAAGGACAATTAAAAAAATACGATCTATCACATAATGATGTGTTAAAGAGTTATGATTCTATTGCGAGTTCATATATAAATATGCGAACTCAAAATAATAAATTAGAGCCAGGTTCGTTATCAAATCCATCTAGTTATGACCAGAATTTTGATACACTTAAGAGTAAATATGATTCATTATCGAAGGATATCGATGAGAAAAAAGGTGACATTGAAAGAAATGTCAGAACTGTTGCAGAGAATTATGATAGAATTACAGGAATATATAACAGTCTTGACGAAAAGAATTACGTTAAAAACCAAATTGCTGCCAAAAAATTGGCAAAAGTGAATGCATTACAAGAGAAATCAACAAGCATAGAACTTATTAGTGAAATGAAAAGACAAGTTGATAATTCATCTTCTGATAATATTATAAAAACAACAGGTAAAACATTTAATACTGATTTGGATACCGATAGTTCTGGGCGATATTTACTAACATTAATAGCACCTGTATATAATGACGGTTTAAATACAGCAAAAACAACGATTTTAGATATGGCAAATGATTCACAACAATTAATAACCAATAAAGTAAATGCTGAGATTGGAGTTAGAAAACGAACACTGCCATCGGATGATTTGTCTAAGAATAATGGAGTAGTTGTTCGCATTTATAATAAATTAACATCACCTCGTGAAAAATTAAAAGAATATATTATTCCATCGATAAATTACTATACAGCTAGTGCAAATGATGGAATATTTAATGCAACAAAAGGTTCAGATAGTCGTATCTTTGAATTTATTACAATGATTCGTATTCCATCCGGAATTTCAAATATTACACTTAGTTTATTCACAGGAACATCTTCATCGTTATTTATAAATGGTTCAAGTGTATTACCAATGAATTCTACATCAACTGGAATAGAACGTTCTACCAATCGTATTCAAGTTAGTCCAGGTGAAAAAGTACCAATTAAAATTGTTGCTTATGAAGGTGATTCAAGTCAAGAAAGTTATGTTGTGCTAAAATGGAAAAAGGGAACAGAAACAATGTTTGAAATTATTTCATCAAACAATTATTTCATGCCGACTATGAATATATATGGTTCGGGTGAATAATATAGTTGTTATAATTATTTCAATATTTTTGCTTGTAAATAAGCAAAAGGTAAAATAAAAAATGCATGTACATATGCGCTTTTTATTTTATTTTATTTTATTCTAAACATATTACGTAGATTTAAGCCCTGCCTCTGCCGCGAGCACCTGCTTTTCCTCTGGTTGCACCGGTTCCACGAGGACGAGTATCCTCACGGGGAACATATTCACTCGGGGCGGAATCACTCGAGTCAAATGGGCGAGACCTGCGAACCATAAGGCGAGTATCAGTGTTCTCGCACAATAGAAGACCACCTTGAACACCAGTAACACTGACAGCGAATTGTCGACCAGAAGCGGAGTCAGTAGTGAGTTCAAACTCGATATACTCACCGGGATATAGAGTGCGAAAAACACCACCGGTGGATTTAAGACCAGAATGATGAACGAAAACTTCAGAACCATCTGTAAGACTATTTACGAAACCAAAACCTTTACGGTTATCGAACCATTTGACACGACCGAGAGTGCGAGACATTGTGTTGTATTTATGAATACTATAATTATTACATACGATATATCTTTAAATTGTTTTCAATATTATACATTGGAATAACAAACGTATAATATTCTCGAACACAAGGAAGGGTTTCTATATCTTTATGTTTATTTACGTAAATATCGGGCAGATTTAGAAAGTTTTGATAATCCACGTGAAATATTATTACCCCCATTGCGAATAATAGTAGTTGTAGTCACTGTATCATCACCATCAAAATCACCAAAAAAATAAAGTAATGCAATAATAGCAACAATCAATACAACACCAAAAACCCATCCATACATGGATGACCGTCTAGTGTAAACAACGGTTCCACCATCAGTAGTTGCTACAACAGGAGATGACGCAATAATGGGTGTTGTCGCAATAATTGGGACACCATATCCATAACCATAACCGCCACCACCCGTTCGCGTAGTCGTCTGGACAATAGTAGTAGAGCCAGAACTAGTTGTAGGTTTTGGTGCAGGTTTTCTGGATGATGAACTCGATCTTGACCTAGATTTTGAAGCAAAATCTTCATGATCATTATAATCATTAAATTGCTCGCCTGGGAATGGACTATATTCCACGTACATATTTGTATTATTTGTGTTATATAATATAAATATATTATTTTATTGTCATATAATATTTATTGAAAATAACTAATATTGGAATTTCCTTGAACACCTTCACTTTGAAGACCTTGTCCACAATATTGATTCTCAAATGCTTGAACGCAACTTCCTTGGTCAGCACCCGGAACAGCATTATTCGAAGCGTTCTCAAATAGCGCATCACTTGTAAAAGGGGCAAATCCATTGCGATCATTTGTATTCGTACCTTCAGGAGCAGTAGCATCAAAAAAGTGTTCAGACAATCCAACCGGTTTGCCTAATGAACGCACACCTTGCCATACACCACTACCAACTTGAGCAGTTCCACCGACAAGACCGGTTGCTAGTTCTTGTGTTCCACTCAAAACACCTGTGCCCATTTGACGTGCGCCACCAACGAGTCCACTACCCACACTTTGAACACCAGATGCAACACCACTGCCAACTTGTGCCGCACTATCTAATATACATCCACCAAGAGTGGATACACCACCCAATAAACCCGAACCAACTTGTTCTACACCAACATATAATCCTTTTCCTATTTGTTGTGTTCCACCTAATAATCCTGTGCCTAATTGACGAGCAGAACCAACTACACTTGAACCGATTGTGCGAGCACCAGTTAATACACCACCTCCAGTATGACTTACGCTATCTGATGCTGCTTCACCCACGACACTGACACCACCTAACACTTGTCTCACTCCACTATTCACTACATTTTCAGCACTTTGATTTGATTCTGAACCCATAGCACCTTGTTTAGCACTTGGAAGCCACGAAATTCCGTGTGGGGATAATACACTTTCACTACTATTATATAATTTGAATTTATTCGCGGTTTGCAGTGTTATGATAAATGCGATAGCAAGTAAAATTCCTGATAAAGGATCGTCTATAGCAACATAAACAATAACTACAGCAAACAAAATACGAACTATAGTAGAATCCATTAATAATGCAACCGTCTTGGGTAAAGCGGGAGCAGCAAAAGCGGCATATAAAACAAGAAATACACGCAAGGCAACGTAGAAATAACTATTGCTCATCATCGAATTTAATCCAGAGTCTAATGTAGATTCAAGTGATTGAATACCACTTGATGCTGCGGATAATGTTCCTTTCGAAACAGAATTTAATCCAGACGTTAATGATTTGATACCACTTGACGCGCGAGAGAGTAATGCTTTTGACATTTTTGCAGGTGATGACATATTTATGATATATATCATTGTTAAAGAAAAAAAGAAATGTGTATAACTTTTAAATTAATTAATTGATTTAATAATTTAAAAATTTAAAATGATTCTTTAAATGGTCCCGTCATACTAACAGCATTATTTGTATTTGTTTGCGCGGCCATATAATTAAGTTGTTGATAATTTACGCCGGGTGATATATTATTTCTATCCATCATTGGATAATGGGGTGTTCCTACAAAGTTTGCTTGGTCCATATCATATGACTTGCATGCAGATACGGGTGGTCCATATTCAGAACCTTCAAAATTTTCATATTGTGTCTGTCCTCTAAAATTTTCTTGTTGGAAGTTTTCCATAAGATGACCCGTTTGAAGAAGATTCATTAAAATCATAAAAAGAATAACAATACTTAATGACATTAAAACACCCAAATTATTAGTGCAACTATATAATACTAAAAACATTATTAATGCTCTAAATAATAAATTATTAAAAAGTGTTTTAACAACATTAGGTAATTTTGGAGATAAGCGGGGTCCATAAATCATAACTACAAACAACAGTGCTCCTAATATATAGGGTTTCATACAGTCGAATGTCGGTTCGGTTGCGCAATGTATAGGATTTTTTACGTTAAAAGGCATCTATTATATTTTATCTGTATATTTTTTTTCAATATACAATAAATTATTGTTGCATAGATGTCGTAAATGAATTTTGAATACTATCGTTGATATGAGCCGATACTCCATTAAGATGTGCTTGATTTGTGAAATTATTATTTGTTAATAGTTGTGGTGGTGCGTGTGATATAGCAATGGATTCTGTCGGTTTATTCATTGCCATGTTCAACGCATGAACAGCACTATGTGTTAATTTTATACCTGTTGAATTGGGGCTATTATTTTTAAATGTTATTAATTCGTCATCCTGAACCATAACTTTATCATTGAGTTTAATATTGGTGTTATTATATTG